TGCAACGGGATGTGTTTCGATGTAATCCACGGCATAGGTCTGGTAATCATGCGGACTGTATTTCATCAAGGATACCTCCGATCTGCTCCTCGGCATCCAGAACATATACCGGAAAACCGAGTTTACGCAGTAATTTGTGCCGCGAAAGCTGAAGTGGACGGGGCTTTTCGCCGGGAGCCTTCACTTCCACAAAGGCAAAACGGCAGCCTGGCAGAAGAACGATTCGGTCGGGCATACCATCATATCCGGGAGATACGAACTTCGGACAGATACCACCGCGCTTTTTTACCATCAGCGTTAATTTTCGCTCGATTGTTTTTTCTCTCATAATGCTTTCTCCTGTAGGAATTTATGGTCTGGGTAGACCTCGTTGAATGTCATTTACAAGACTTTTCCTTATGGTTTTTTATGAAAATTTCCCCTAAGAGAACTTTTTGTAAATGACCTTAATAGAGGTCTACCCAGGAGTGGTTTAGGACAGAAAATCCTCGTCCGCATCGGTGTCAGGCTTCAGCCTCAATCCTGCAAAGTAGCGCTTGCCCTTTGCGGAAATGCGTCTGAACCCCGCACCGTCCATTGCGGTGTAGAAATCTGCCGTACTGCGGACATATTCGTTCGTGTCCATGCAGTGGTTGCGGTATGCCTGGTACAAGGCGCTGGAACTTTCACGGTAGGCACTGCCGACCTCGCACCTCTCATCGAGAAAGTTGCCGAACCAGTCGTTTTGCGCGCGGTAATCATCGATGGCTTTCTGCACGGTAGCCGGAACCGGAAATTTGTAGTCCAGGGCAATGACCTTTTTTGCGCCTTCGATGACCCATGCGAGAATGCTCTCTCCGGCATTCTGATACAGGTAGTCGCCGTAATTTTTGATGTCGCTCTTGCCTTCGATCTTGGCATTGAACGGGATCACGATCAGGCGGCGCCAGGTGCCGTCATCGGATGCACTGACCTTCGGCAGATGGTTGGTGTACAGCACCAGGCTGTGGCTGGGCGAAAAGCTGAAGGGGTCTTTGTACTTCTTTTCCGCAAAGATATCGTCCACGGAACAGAGCTGCTTCACGGTGGAATCGTTCAGCCGAGCGCCTTCCTGCATCTCGGCGGCAATGAGCAGACGCTTGCCCTTGACCTCGGCCATCTCCGGCTTCACATTCCGGCGGCATCCGAATGTCAGCGTATCAGCAGAGATGTTACCGCTATAAAGACCCAGGACACGGGATACGGAGTTCCAGAAGGTGGACTTACCATTGCGACCGCAGCCGTATGCGATAATGAGGGCTTCAACCTCGACCTTGCCAACGGCGGCGAGACCGCAGATCATCTGCACGTAGTCGATGAGTTCTTGGTCACCACAGAAAATGGTGTCCAGGCAGTCGAGCCAGATCTGTTTGCCGCGGTCGCCGGGAGAAACGGTAGTGGTCTTGGTGATGAAGTCCTCCGGCGAATGTTCCCGTGCGCCCACCATACCAAGGCGGAGGTCATAGGTGGCATCCGGGGTACAGAGCAAGTAAGGGTTGGCATCCAAGTCCTGCGGAGTGATCTCAAGCATCGGACGAGACTCCTTCAGAGTTGCGGTGATATTTTTGGATGCACGGCGCTGAATGACATAGGACTGATATGCTTTTGCGGCGATGAAAGCTTTATAGGCTTCAAGCTGGTCGTCGTTCATCATGCCCTCGGCCTTGGCTTTGCTGTTGCCCGCCAGAATGTCCTGTGCGCCGCAAGCCTTGAGGGCGGCAAGAGCGGCAAGCATATCCGCAGACGCTTCTTTCAGTTGGCGGCGGGTCAGTTCGTGTGCTACCGCCTGTGCGCCGGGTTCGGTTTCCTGCCAGTAACGACCGTTATAACGGATGTAGTGGGTCGCCGGAGAATAGCGCAGTTCCCCGGAGAAGTGTTTTGCCAGAACCTCTGCCTGTCCGACATCGGAGAAATCGTCCGGCTTATATGAGGTGTCATCGTTATACAGTTCGGGAGGAACATATCCGTCCTGCTGCTGAACCCTGGCATAGAACTTCTGGGCAGAGTGCCAGATGGTCATCAATTCCGGCTGCTCCAGAGGAGGAGTGCATTTTTCTGCTTCTTCCATAAAGCACTGGAAAGCGGTGTCATTGTCACCGTACTTTTTGATGACGCGACCGGCAAAGCGGGACATGGTGGCATTGCGGCTGCCTTCGGGAATGACGTGCGTACCGCCGTAGGAACCATTGGACATATCCGCATCAAACTCCTCTGCGGACAGATACTCACTGAGAGTCATATCTCTGGAGAAAATCTCCACCTTGGGTTCTGCCGTGCCGAAGAAGAAACGGGCGGCATCCAGAGCCTTGGTATCGAAATATGGGAAAATGGTGTTGACCAGTTTCTTCATTTCGCTGTATGCCGCAGCGTCCGTCATGTGTTCAATGGGAAACAGCACATGGAACTTGGGACGAGCGGGTTTGCCGTTTTTCTCGCGCATATGAAAGCGACTGTAGTGAACGGCAAAGGTGATACCGGGGAACGCTGCTTGAACATCTTCCGGAGTGACCCAATCGGCAGGGTTCTCGGAGTGGTCATTGTCACAGTCTACGGGGAGACAATCCGAGCCGATGAAATTCTCTCCGTTGCGGTAATGGTTCATATACTCGGCGCACACATAGTCATGGCTGACCGCAGCGATGAGGGTGTCCTCATCCGTTACGGTGATCTTGTGGGGATAGGAGCAGTTGCCGGGAGAATTGATATAATCCGCACTGTACAGCGTGAACATTAGTCATACACCTCCTTGGCCCCATCTTCCAGGGCTTTCGTAATGAACTTGAGTGCCGTAATCATGGTTTCCAATTCGCAGTCGCCGCCGAGAAGCAGTTCAAAGCCATCATCACCGTCACGCCCCAGAGGGTTCACTTGAATGGCGGTGCCGCCCATGTTCTCAATGCGGATGTAAGCGCGGCTGCCGTGTCCTGCATCGCCACCCTGGAACCCGTTTGTACCGGCTTCCACTTCCAGAAGGTTGGCACTGACAACATCTCTGGTGTAGGTGGTGATTTCCGCTCCGAAAACCTTTCTGGTTCCTTCAGTTATTGCAAACATTGTGTACCTCCTTAAATTCCTCAGTAAAATAACGCAGTCTGTAATTCTTCCACTTGGCACGCTTGATCTCCGCAGCCATACCATCTGAGATATGCTCTCCAAATACCCACACCTCGCTGCACTTGCTCATCAGGGCGTTTCCGAAGAACAACCCCAACTGACGCTCTTTAGGATCGTTATCATTCAGAAACTGCGGAAACAACAAGTGGGGCGCTACAGGGATGTACCCCTTGTCCACGGCGAAGCGGCTGTACCTTCGAGCGTTTTCGACATTGGTGGGCACATCACCGGCATAGGGTGAGCAGATGTAAACGATGGGACGGAAGGCACGGAGAGCCCGTTCCTCCTTTTCTACGGCAGTCATTGCCTCATAAGCGGTGGGGTCGTAGTAACCCTCGCTGTTGAATTTGTTTATACTCATGGGATTTACCTCGTTAATCTTTCTTATAAAAATCGGTCTCGTAGCCATCGGCACGAAGTTGTAACCCCTTCGCCCAAGGCGGGGTTCTGCCCATCTGGTCGCATACTGCCTGCAAAGACATACGTCGGTCGGCTTCAATGATCACTTCATCGTGGATATGCATCACGATGGAACAGCAACGGAGCGTGTTCATGGCATAGCAAAGGATGTCCCGGGCAGTCGCCTGCACGATGTTCTCCACGAACTTGGGACCGTAGCTGTCCAGCCGCTCCCACTTTTTTGTGCCACCGACACCTTCATAGGTGATACAGTCGCCGCCGAATTTGTTGGTGCCGATCTTAGGCTTCACATAGGCAAGCTGCCTACCGGACGGGAGTGTGATGAACAGCATTCCGCTTCTGCAGGCGAATGTGATGCCGTAGGTTTCATTGGTGTGCTTATAGCGCACAGCCTCCATTGCTGCACGGTCAACATCCCACCACAGTTTTGTGATGTTGGGGTTGGCCTGTCGCCACGCATCCACCAGAGGTGGCAGTTCTTCCTCGGAAAGCCCCATATCCAGAGCGCCCATTGCTTTCAAAGCGCCGACCGATCCGCCGTAGCCGAGAGCCAATTCCGCGATTTTGCCTTTCTGCCGGAGATGTCCGTTGATGCCGTGCTTTTCGACAGGAACACCGAACATCTGGGAAGCGGAAGCACAGTAGATGTCTTTGCCGTCGGTAAAAACCTTCTGTCGCCATGTCTCTCCGGCAAGCCATGCAATAACACGGGCTTCAATTGCCGAAAAGTCCGCAACGATGAATTTGCTGTCGCCTTGCGGCACAAACGCTGTGCGGATCAGCTGGGACAGTGTATCCGGCACATCCTCATAGAGCATTTTCACACCTTCAAAATCACCACAGCGGACAAGCCCACGGGCTTCGGCAAGGTCATCCAAATGGTTCTGGGGGAGATTCTGCATTTGAATGATGCGTCCTGCCCATCGACCTGTGCGGTTGGCGCCGTAAAACTGGAACATTCCTCTGGCGCGGCCATCAGCACACACGGCGGTTTCCATCGCCTGATACTTTTTCACCGAGGACTTGGCAAGCTGCTGCCGGAGAGTCAATACCGTCTGTAACTCCGGCGGTGCGGTTTTCAGCATTTCTGCCACAGCTTTTTTGCCAAGGGTATCGGTTTCCATACCGTTTTCCGCAAGCCACTGCTTCATCTGCTGTACCGAGTTAGGATTGTCCAGTGAGGTCAGTTCCTTCATCGCCTGGGTCAGCTCGGAGCGGGATCTGCCGTCCATTTGAATGGCCTGCCGCACCAGTTCCATATCCAGGGCAACACCGCGGTCATTGATTTCCTGGTCGATGCGGTATTCATCCCACACGCTGTCCGGCACGGGATATTTAGCAAGCCGAGCCTGGATAGACATCTCGGTTTCCACATCGCGGATGTTATATTTCTTGAAAGCCAGCCATTTGTCTGGGGCATGAGCCGGAAAATTGCGAGTACGTTGTCCGTTGGATTTGGTCGGCGCGCAGGGCTGGCAGAAATATTTGATGAGGTCTTTGCCTTCGGTCAGCTTCTGCTTTTCAAGCCCAAGCACGGCCCCGACACCTTCCAAGGAAAGCGGCAGTCCCATCGTGGCAGCCCAGATCATAGAACACTTCCATGAACCCGGTGCAAGGTAATCCCCGGTTGGAAGTCCAAGAAAGCGGGACAGGCAGATGCGTTCAAAGTTTGCGTTGAATGCCCACTTGGTAACGGAATCGTCCTCCAGTGCGGCAATGATCTCGGCGGGAATCTGCTCTCCGCAGGCAAGGTCGATCTGCTGCACATTGCCGCCGTCCACACTGTAGGCAAAGAGCAGGATTTCAAATACGGGAGACTCCACATAGCGATAGACGCCGGTTTTCGCAAGCGGCTGATCGCTATAAGTCTCAATATCAATTGAGAGAGTTTTCATGTTCACCGGTCCTTTCGCTTACCCCAACAGGGCGGCAGATCACTCCGCCGCCCACGGGGTATTGCGTTTTACTCGTGCAGATTTTTCATGCGGGCTTCGTGGTATTCCACTTCACGAAGGGCTCGCTCTTTTTCAAGCTGCTGCTTTTCGGCATCCCAGGCATCATTTCTTTTCTTACGTTCGTGGTCATCAATGGCATCAATGACTGAGCGAACGATCCAAAAGACCGCCAGCAACAGATACAGGCTGAGAAGCAGGATGCAAAGAATCGTAGTCAGTTCCATATTCGGGTACCTCCTTAAGCCAGAAAATCATCATCGTCATCGGTCGCAAAGTCGGTCTCTGCGCTTGCCTTACCACCGAGAGGTTCTCCGGCACGGATAAGCTGCAGGTTGTTCAATCCACAGGCGATGCCCTTGTTGCCGTTGCTGTTGAAGGCATACAAGTTGATGCTGGCACGACCGTACACACCGGAGTAGACCTCGGAGCGGGCCAGTACAGGATTACGGTCAGCGTCCACGATACCGGGGGCGGTAGCGGAGTTTGCGTTGATGAAGTAGGCATTGGCATAGGCGGGATCGTCCGGGCGCTCAATATCGCCATCGCGGAGTGGGGTCTTGATGGCTGCGAGAGGCGGTACGCTCTTACCGTTGCCCTTCAGCTTAGCCTGCCCTTCCTGGTAGGCCGCCTCGATAGCCGCCTTGATTTTTGCGACCGTCTTGGTGTCGGACTTGGGGATGATGAGGCTGACACTGTATTTCGGTGTGCCGCCATTGATGGACTTCGGCTCCCAAACATTGGCGTAAGACCAGCGGGTGTCGGGGCCGGTGATGACTTTCAGGGGGTTATTGACTCTGTTTGTGTTGGTAGACATATTAAAATTCCTCCATAAAATCTGATTTTGCAGTGTTCATTGCCGGACGTTTGTCGCTCTCCGGCACGAGCGTCGGTTTGCCTTGCGGCTTTTCGATGTAGGGTGCGAGAAGTTCCTCAAAGCGGGATTTGCCGAGCATCTTCTGCATGGCGGTGATACCGAGCACCTTGCGCTCATAGGGGTCAAAGCCTGCGTTCTCCACGGTGGCGGCAACAACGGCCTCGTTGGTGTACTTGCGGTTGGAACGACCCTCGACCAGCTTCCACCCGGGCCATTCTTTGCCGCTGACGGCCTGCTGCAGAGCATATTCCTTCACATCTGCTGCCCAAGTGGTCAATGCATCGACCTTGCCGAGAATATCTGCAATCTCCGCATCGTCCAGAAGTGCCGGTTGCTCAAAGTCGTATTTGGCAAGGGCGAGGTTGACTTCGGCCCCTTCTCTGCACTCGGCTTTCGCCTTGCAGAAGCGGCACCACTCGCCGCAGGAGAAGTTGCCCTGTCCCTCGTAGGCAAGCTGTGCTTTCTGCGTCAGTTCGGTATTTGCCCATTCGAGCAGGTCATCCTTGGACATCTCGAAGATGCTGATATTGGACTTCCGGGGCTGATAGATGGTCATGCGGACGGTGTCGATATCGTAAATGCCATCGAAAATCTCCAAGGCACCCAGGGCATACAGCATCATTTGCGGGTTGTGGTCGGCGCTGACCTCAACACCTTTGCCATGCTTGTAATCGCAAATATTAAGCGTACCGTCAGCAATGAGGATACAGTCGGCTGTGCCGAAACCGTCTTGAACCCAGTGGGAAAAATCCACCCGCTGTTCGATCAAGACTACGGGGTCGGCACAGACCTGCTTTGCAGCTTCCAAAAGTTCCGTCACATAGGTGGCATACCCGGTTGCGCAGTCTTCCATCTCCTCGTTGTACCAAGATAGGTTCTCGATGGGGTTATCAGCCGGAATACCAAGTGCCTGCTTGAGCCGGAACTCGCATAAGGCATGAGCGTCGGTGCCCTCGGCGGCATAGTCGCTGCCTTTATCCTCATAGGCTTCACACAGCCTTGCGGAGGGCGGGCAGTTCAGCCACCGCTCCGAAGACGATGCCGAGAGAATAGCGTGTCCTTTAGGTGGCATCGGTCAGCACCTCCGCATCGGCAAGCAGCGCCTTGTAGTGGACGGGGTCGATGCCGGACAGCTTTGCCGCACCGTACTTCTGGAGCAGCGTGCGGATCTCAGCGGTGTACCCCTTGCGGGACTTGTCCGCAAGAACGGCTCTGACCTGTTCCAGCGTCAGCGCAGGATCGGCAGGGGCGGCAGTGTCAGGGGCTTCATCAGCCGTGGTGCTGAACATCTCTGCCAGGGTGTTTGCCACTTCATTAATAGTGGCTGCGGCGCTGCGCAGGTCTTTGATCGCCATATCCAATTCGCTGATTCTGCCCATTGACGTTGCCTCCTTCCTTGATTTGCTTCTGCTTGAGTGAGCGGTTGATGCTTTTTGCCAGGTTTGCTGCGACGATGATAAACTCCAGAAGGATATCAACCAGTTCCTCGTCAGGGTTCATCGCCTTGTTTTCGGACTCGTACATTCTTTGTCACCTCCCATAATCGGCGGTATCGTTTTGCCTCTTACACTTGCCACCGGACACGGGATTGCCGTTTGGCCCCCAAATCAGAGATAATTTTTTAGAGAATTTTTCAAATGGTTCAAAACCTTATCTCTGCGGCACGTAAAGGCCTTTCGGGAGATGTTTAGTGATGCGGCAGCAGCACGCTCGGAAAGATCGACCATGATGGTTTTACAAATTTCCAGTTCCTCCGGTGCGAGGGTTGATAGAAGAAGATGCAGCGCATCGAGCATCTCAGCTTCCTCAACTTTCACATCGACCTCTGCGAATGCATCTGGTATATCGTCAAGCCAGGGTCTTTCTTCACCCTCGTCGTTTGTAGCGGTGTAATCCAAGGAGAGGGAGTCTCCGGCTCTGCTGAAGGGGCAAGTCACGCAGTCCATGTCACAGTCCAGTCGCTTGGCGACGGGACACACGCAGCGCCCGTGGCGCTGTTGCTTTTTGCGGAAGGCATCAATGTCGCGGTAATAATCGTGGAACTCCTGCTCTGTGCAGGGGATGCGCTCACGGGTGGAACGCAGATAGATGTAGTGCTGATTGTCATTCTTTTGCATTGCTTGTCCTTTCCCGCTTTGGGAAGGGAGGCGGCAGATACAACAAAAGCCGGTGCATCAGATGACACACCGGCTTCGACGCTCGTGAGAAGGCATGACGAATCAACGGTGGTACATCGGATGGCTGACGGAGAATCCGTCCCGGGTTCCGTATGTATCCACCGCTTCGTTAATGGCCACTCACAAAGCGGAGTAAAATTTATTTCGAAGGAGTTACCTTCGATACCAAAATTATATCTAACAATGTCTGAAAACCCGAATCTTGGCGAGTTACAGTGAATAAGCAAAAAATCCCTGCCAACAGTACCTTTCCGATGTTTTGGAAAGGCTGTGGACAGGGATGAAGGTTAATATGTGCCTCTAATCGTAACTCGGTGAGTTACTAACTTTTTTGTGTTTGTTGAGGTAGCCTGAATTGTACAAACAAAAAGTTACACAAAAGTCATTGAAAAAGTAATTACTTTGTGCTATGATGTAAAATAGCATGAATTACAAGGAGGCAAATCATGGCTGAGGTAAAGAAAAGTATCACTCCGATGGAGCATTATAATATGTCAGACTTCCTGCGTGGGCAGGCATCAAAGATTATAACGACAATATCTACCGAAGATAAGGCTGGTTTTGTCTTGAAAAACGGTAAGCCTATGGCGGTTATTATTTCCAATGACCGCTATGAGCGTTTGCTGAAGGCCGGTATCGACCTGAATGAATATTAATTTGGAGGAACGATGTAATGGCACAGACAAAAATCACCGAAGTAATGATGGACGACAAAACGATAGATGCGTCCAAAGAAATCGCCATGGTATTCTCCATTGCAAATACGCTGCGTGGTCCTTATAAGCCGGACAAGTACAAGGATGTCATCATTCCCATGATTATCCTGCGCCGGTTGGAGTGTGCTCTTGCGCCTAAAAAGAAGGCTGTGGTTGACGCATTCAAGAAGAACCCTGCGGCTCCTGCACAGTTGCTGTGCAAAAAATCTGGCTATCAGTTCTACAATACCTGTGAATTTGATTTGAAGAAACTGCTTACCGAAGCACCTGCCATCGTAGAGAATCTGACTTTTTACATTGAGTCCTTCTCTCCGAATGTCCAAGCAATTTTTGAAGAACTGAAGTTTAAGGAAGAAATCAAAAATCTCGACAAAAATAACCGACTGTTGGGTGTTGTCAAAAAGTTCTCTGAACTCGAACTCGACCCCGAAAAAGTCGATAATGTCAAGATGGGCTATATGTTCGAGGAAATCATCCGCCGCTTTTCTGAAAATGCGTCTGCGGGCGATCACTACACCCCTCGTGAAGTTATCCGCCTCCTCACCAGCATTCTGCTTGCTGAAGGTTGCAGTGATATTTTCTCCGAAGGCAGAGAAATCACCGTATTGGACATGGCCTGCGGTACTGGCGGTATGCTTTCTACCGCACACGATTTCATCGTGCGTATGAACCCGGACGCCAATGTGCGCCTGTTCGGACAGGAGAACAGCCCTGAATCCCATGCTATCTGCCTTGCGGATATGCTGATTAAGAACCAGACTGCAGAAAACATCCGCTTTGCTGACACCATGAAGGAGGACTGCTTTGAAGATACCTCCATGCGTTTTGTCATTGCCAACCCACCTTTTGGTGAGGCTTGGGGCGGCAAAGATGCCGGCGATGGTGTTGAAAAAGCGGTGCGCAAAGAATACAAGAAAGGCAATAATGGCAGGTTCCCGGCGGGATTGCCTACAACCGGTGATATGCAATTGCTGTTTATGCAGCACGCCGTTGCAAAAATGCAGAAAGGCGTTGGTAGAGCTGCTATTATCACAAATGGTTCTCCTCTGTTTTCCGGCAATACCACAAGTGGTGAAAGCCAGATTAGAAGATACCTGCTTGAGAATGATCTTATAGAAGCCATTATCGGTCTGCCTTCTCAGTTGTTCTACAATACCGATATTGCAATCTATGCGTTCATTTTGTCCAAGGGCAAGCGTAAAGAACGCAAGGGCAAGGTTCAGCTTATCGATGCAACCGATATGTGGACTCCTCTGAAGCGTTCTCTTGGCAAAAAGCGTAGAGAAATCTCCAAGGAGCAGATTACCCTTATCACTGAGATGTATGCGGATTTTGCACCTGGTAGAAAGACTCAGTGGTGCGAAAAGCGCAAGCACGAATGCGTTATTGAGAGCAAGATTTTTGACCGAGAGGAATTCCTGTATAAGGAGTGGTCTGTGTACCAGCCCTTACAGCGCCGTGGTGTTATCAATGCGGCTTCTATTGAGGCACTTCGTACCAGCGCTTATTTCACCGCCAATACCAACATTTTCAATGAAGCTAAATTTGAGGAATTGGAGCAGACCGATCCTCGTGACGCTGCTGATGAAAAGGCATATCAGAAGCAGATTAAGGGTCGCACCTTTACTGCTGCTGTAATTGAGGCGTTGAAGGCGCAGGAGTCTGACAAGGAATACGATGATTTTTCCAAATTCGTAGCAGTACTGAAAAAGGCTCTCGCAGGTATTGAGGGTATGTCGGATTCTCGTCTCAACGGCATTGCCATGGAACTGTCGTTTATTGACAAGACCGCTGTTGTCCAGAAGGACAGAAAAGGCCGTGTGATTATCGACCCGACAACAAAAGACACGGAAATTATTCGCCTCAATCAGGACGAGAAGGCTTATATGGATGCTGAAGTGTATCCGCATATTCCGGATGCGATTTACTTCTATGACTTTGACGAAAGCAAAGCGGAGAGTGCTACCAATAAAGAGAAATTGGGTGCGGAATTCCCGTTCACCAGGTATTTCTATGTGTACCATGAGCCCGAAAAGGCTGATGATCTGCTGGCGCAATTCATGGAATTGGAGTCTTCGCTTACTGCAAAAATTGCTGCCTTGCAGAAAGGGGCAGAATAATGGAAGAGATGAGACAGACTGGCATCCAGTGGATTGGAGAAATTCCAACTGCCTGGAACACCAAGCGAATTAAATATATGGCAACGTTGAAGGGACGCATTGGATGGCAAGGATTGACATCCGAAGAGTACCAGGACGAGGGCGCATATCTTATCACCGGAGTTGATTTTGCTGACGGTGGTATTGATTGGGAAAATTGTGTTCATGTTCCTATGAAGCGTTGGGAAGAAGCAAAGAATATTCAGATTGAAGAGGGAGACTTGCTGATAACCAAAGATGGAACTATTGGGAAGGTCGCAATCGTACAAAATATGCCTGGTGAGACATCACTTAATAGCGGCGTTCTTCGTATTGTACCTATCAAAGGTTATAGTCGACGTTTTCTCTATTGGGCTCTCAGATCTGATGAATTTTGGAATTGGTTTAACTACAAAAATGCTGGGAATAGCACCATTGTACACCTTTACCAGGGCGATTTTGCCGAGTTCCTTTATGCTTTCCCAAAATATGAGGAGCAAGAACGTATTGCCGATTATCTTGATTCGCATTGTGGAGAACTTGATAGTATTATTGCCGGGATTGAGGAGCAGATCAAAATTCTTGCAGAATATAAGCAGTCGTTGATTACTGAAACCGTAACCAAAGGACTAATCAAGGGTGTACCTATGCAAGACTGTTCTGCTAATGACCTTGGTATTATTCCAAAACATTGGAATGTAATGCGTCTTGGATATGTATCATCCATGCAGAATGGATATGTTGGTCCTACCGTTGATATTTTGGTTGATGAGGACGAAGGTCAGATGTATATCCAGTCACTCCATGTCAAAAACGGGAAAATTGTATTTAGTAACGATTTCTACGTAACTGAAAAATGGGGACGAACACACCCTAAATTGTACGAAGGCGATGTGGTCATTGTGCAAACAGGAGACATTGGTCAAGTTGGTTTAGTTACAAAAGAATACGATGGTAAAAACTGTCATGCTCTAATTATTTGTCATACTAACAAGATGGTATGCTGAATTTGCCTATATTTTTTAACCCGCCGGTGTGAACTCCTCACACGGCCTGTTGACTTATGACCGATAGGCTTTCGTCTTTCTTCATGGTCTTATTATAACACTTTAAGTCGCTTTTGTCAACGTTTTTCGGAAAAATTTTTCCCGAAAAATCCCAGAGGTAGCACAGCGCGGCAGGTCTTAACTGGCCTGCCGCGCTGCTTTTTCATGCCTTTGCAATAACTCTGTTGAGCAGAGCGTCATACATTTCCTGAAGCATCGTGCATCTTGCTTCAAGGACGGAGCATCGCTGCGCGAGGTCATCAGCAGGCGGTGCTGCTTCCGGGATGGGGGGGGTCTCGCCCAAGACCTGCCCGTCAAGGTCCAACCCGAGGGACGTGAGCATCGCAGCTTCGATGTTGCGAAGCTCGCGGTCTGACACCTCCCCGCAGTAGTCGCCGATGCGCTCCACCGAAATCGACGTAATCTGCTCGCAGAGCGCGATACTGTCGCGCTTCAGGCTGTGGATGCCGACGTGCGTCGGCAGACTGGTCTTGGGCTGCGTCGTGAGATACACGACCTCGACCGTCGAACTGAACTCGTTGTTCATGTCGTTTGACACGATGATTGCGGGGCGACCGGGGCGCTGCTCGCTGCCCACGGTCTGAAAACTGTTCTCGATGTAGTAGACTTCTCCACGTCTGATTTTCACGTTATGCTCTCCCTTCGTCTGTCTAAAATCTCGGCGCGTATGCGCTCACCCTCCGTCTGAGGGTCGTTCTGTGGATTCCAAGGCTGCGTTACCAGCCGATAGCCCGTCGGCGAACTCCTGTCACGGACGCAGAACCGACGCGCATGAGCGTTCAGCTTGCCATCCACGAATAGCTTGTCGCCGTATATGAAATACTCTGCCTTTACGATGTAGCTGACCTTCGTGTTGCCGTCTAAGGTGAACGACACCTCTCTCACCGGTCTGCCGTTGCGCCACTGCTCGATGAACCTCGGCCAGTAGTAATCGAACCCGCGCCATGTTCGGGCGAGGAACACGCACCGTTCCGCCGGTTCAAAGTCGGCGCATATCACGCCGGTGAACTGATGGCAGTCGTAGATTTTGAACCGCGGATGCGTGAAGCGGACGGTCACGTGGTCTATCCGCTTGCGGCACGGCGTGTGTCCCGCCCCGGCATGACCGAAGAATTTGCAGCTCCCGCAGTGCAGATTGTCCACTTCTCCGTCAGGGTACACCGTTATCCCTCCTCGCCATCAGTCTGCCGGTAGCAGGTATCGGTCTCGCTGCTGTAATCGCAGCCCTTGCAATCTGCGCTGTGAAGGCATTCATCACAGAGCATGAGCCGCCCGCCGCAGTACGGGCAGAAGGCTTTGTAACCGTCCGTGTCGGTATTCCACCCGTGAATCTCGACCTCGCGCTCACAGTGCGGGCATACCTCCGTCACTATGTATGTTCTTTCGTTCATTTGCAGCGCCTCCTCACATCTCGAAGTTGATGTCCTGCACGGTGTACTCCGTGCCGTAGTCTTTGTTGAACTGCTCGACAATCGGGTCGGGAATGTAGCAATCGCCGCTCGGCGTGAAACGCCCCGCCGCAATCAGCTTCCGAAGCATTTCAGCGGCTTGCTCTGCGTCCTCGCCGAAAATGGCTGCTTCCTCATCGGCTGTGATGCTGGTTGTAACACCGAGCCGCAGCCACAAGCGGCGCTTCGGCTTGCTGTCATCGGCTGCGAAATTGAACTGCGGGTTCTTGCGCCGCTGCTCGCAGTGCGTGAGCCACTCCTGAACCTCGCCGGTCCAGTATTTCTTGCCGGAGGTAAAGCGCCCATCGGAGAAGATGATTCCGTTGGGTGTTTCAATTTGATGAATCCAAATCTGCTCCTCACCGTAGACCGGACGCAGCTCGATGCACCACGGTCCATTCTCGCCGATGCGTTTTGCTTTTCTTGGCGTAGGAAAGGACATCGCGCCCTTGTCACCTGAGTAGTCCTGCTGCATCTGACCAAACATCCAGCTTTCCAGCTCGATGAAGTCAGCGAACGATTTCGTTTCACTCTTGCGGTGGAAGTCATTCAGGTATCTCTCGTATTTCACTCTCAGCATTTCTGCGTTCCTCCCTTCGGCACGATAACAGTCGGGATGATTTCCCACTCATAGTAAATATCGCGGTCAGAGACGTACACCTCGCGGCTACCCGCAGCCCCTTCAAGAATCCGAGTGCGGTCGCCGTACCCCTGTTCTTTGAGGTTTGCAACGACCATCTCAACGTCGTCTTTGACAGCGGCATTGGCATCTACCTCAGTCCAAAAAGCCGTAGCATCTACACCATCAGCGTAATTCCTGTGAACCACGACAAAGCATTTGTCCATCACAAGCCCCCCTTTCACCAAGTCCGGCGCAGCCCTGCCGCGCCGGTCAACGCAATACCAATCGAGCCGAACTCGGAGCATTCTGGCGCGTCCCGATTCAGCACGTAAACGAGCTGCTGTCCAGCTTTGAGGTCGTCTCTGTCCATCTCCCATTCTTCGGAATAGTCGCTGACGTAGAGGTAATTTTCCAGCTCACCGAAGCTGGTGTAGCTGTGGATGACGTGGTAGACGAGCGCGTTGTTTCTCTCCTCGAACGCCCGCACCTGTTCGAGCTGCGCTTCGTTGAGCCAGAAGCAGGCTCCGAAGGGCGGTGCGCTCTCCGAAACGAGGTCTTCCTTCTCGAACTGCTTGCGGATGGGCGCGTAGATGCCCCACAGCTTCATGCGGGCAAGCGCCTCGACTTTCTTTTCTTCTCTGCTGATGTTCATTTTCGTTCCTCCTCACACAAGATAAGCGCACATGAAATTATCGAACGCATCGAAGTTGCGCCAGTCGATGCCTCTCAGGTCGCTGCTTGCGGGGATGGCGTCCCACAAATCTCGCAGGTAGCGGTCGTACCGCGCTGTGTCCATATCGAGACCCTCGTGGAAGCAGTATGCCGTCCATAGCGCACGGAGCTGGTTTCGCGCGAGCTGGTAATCGAAGTCGCCTGTCTTGGCAAACTCTTTGAGGTATTCAAGCTCAACGTCAACGGCGGGCAGCTTTTTGATTTCCGACCACCCCGCAGCATAATCTCCGCACGTCCGCGCCGTAATTCCCAGCGCGTCCGAGCGCCGGATGTAATCTCCGCCCATCATCCGAACACCACCTCCCCAAACACTGCGTACTGAACAATCATGTCCGCGATTTCCGCGTCGATTTCGCCGGTGTCGAGCGTTCCATTGCCGCGAATGGCGAGGCACGGGTCGCCGCCCCACTCAGCCCACTGCTTGATGCCCGACAGGAGCATATCGCGGGTCAGAACCCACCTGTCATCGCTCTCAGCATCACACAGTTCCAGCTTGCCGCCGCGACTGATTTGCTCGTTCGCATATTCGCCGAGGTAATCGCCGACCACATTGGCGGCGCAGCACCAGCCCGTGATGCCGCCCTCCAACGCAGTACACATGATGTCGTCAATGTCCTGCGTCGTTACGGTCAGGTCCATCTTGAACTCAACTGTGAAGTCCATTGTCAAACCTCCCCTCCATCATCGAACATTCCGTAGTAATCGTCGCCGAACTCGGACTGGCAAAGCATCGTGATGGCTCTGTCGCCCTGCTCTGCGCGGATTTCTTCAAGTTCCTCCACGCTGTAGAAGTCCAGCAGAGCGTAATACTCGTCGAGGATTTCTGCCGGAACATCATCCGGCATCTCGTCATCGAGGTCTTCAAAGTCGGACTTCTTTACAGCCGCGCCGTAGCCGCCCCAGTCGTAATCCCAGTCATCCCAACCGCCGCTTTTGAATCGACCGAAGCTGCGGACGCGCTCGATGTATTCGTAGCGCGGGAAGTCGGGCTTCGCAGCATCTGCGACAATTTCGATGACCTTCTGCACCGTCTTGTTCAGGTGCTTGCGGTTGATGTATTCGTGCTGCGTGTGGGCGTTGTAGTAACCGGACGAGAGATTTACCGCCGCCGCGCCCAGCTCCGGTGCGACATAGGAGATGTCGCTGAACGAACCGAACTGCGTCTTGAAGCCCTTGTCCGTGATGTACTTCTCGAACTCCACGTTGGCGCAGTCGTAGTAGACGGCATCGTTCCTGCCCTTGCGGTCGATTTCGATAATCAGCTTCAGCTCGTCCAGCTCCTTCGGCAGCTTCTTGCCCTGATGCTTCAGGCAAAACTGCTCCGCGCCGACGCCGCCGACTTCCTCGTCACAGGTGAACAGAAGCCACGGCTTGACCTTGGACTGCTCGTACACCGCGTTGAGGGCATAAACGCCGCAGCGGTCGTCGCCGCCGATGCCCTGCGGGGACATCAGGATGTTTCCGCTTTCGGTCTTGCAAATCTCGCGGACAGGCTCGTGGTGAACCGTGTCGAGGTGCGCAACGAGCATGACCGGAGCCTGCCCGCGAACGAGAATGTAATGCTTCTTGCAGAAGCTGGCGACCTTGCCCTTATAGGCGTCGCGCAGAATGTTGAACAGGGCTTCCTGTTTCGGGGTCAGATAAAATTCCAAAGGCTTCATTATGCTTCCTCCTCATCTTCTTCGACAACCGCGCCGCAATGCGGGCAGGTTCCATCGTCACAAATCTCAACCAGTTCGCCGCAGTGCGGGCAGACCTCGAAGTATTCATCCTTGCAGTCCGCGCAGACGTAGACCTCATCGCCGTTCGCTCTGTGGGCGAAAAAGACCTCGTCGCGGGGGTAATACTCGTTGCACTTCTCGCAGAGGATATAGTTGTCAATGCAATCATTGCAGACCCGAATCTCATTGCCGCGGCTGTCATATGCGGTGTACATATTGTCGCGGTGATGCCACTCATCGCAGTCCTCGCACTGCTCGTAATACTCGTCGCGGCAATCGTCACAGACATCCTGACCGTCGATGTAGCTCACGCAGTCGTTGGGGTGGTAGTCGCCACAGACATCGCAGTAGGTGTAATATTCGCTGCGGCAGTCCCCGCAAACACGAATTTCGTTGCCGCTGGCGTTATGTACGGTGTAGAGGTCATCCTCGTCGTAATAGTTGCCGCACTCGTCGCACTGCTCGCCGCTTCCACGCTCGCAGTCCTCGCAGTAAAGCCCGTCGGGGATTTCGCATCCGCAACCGATGCACAGCCCCCAAGTTCCGACCACGAGCGGGTCAACCGAATCACGGTCGCAGTCCTTGCGGAAGCTGATATGTCCGTCGAAATTGTCGTAAGTCCAGTCGGGATAGCCGCCGAAGCCATCGCCCTGCTCGACATAACGGCGGTAATCGGGATTCCACGACGGGTATGTATTCCACAGGTTCGGCATATCTTCGAGCATCGAAATCTCACGCTGGACGAGGTCGCGGTACAGCTTGGAATCCTCGGCAGCTCCGTAAACACCACCGGAGGTGTTATACATCCGGCTCTGCATCAGAAGCCCGCTGCCGGGGCGGTACGCGAAAATCTGCCGCGTGGTCTTGCGATTGTTGAGGGTCTCAGGAACCGTGGGGTCTGCGACTGTGAAAACGATGAAGCTGGTCGTGTCTCTTGCGTAACCGGAACAGCCGTTGTTGTAGGTGTATTCCGTCGAGTTGAACGAATGGCAGCTCGTCAGCGTATTTCCGCGCCGGTCGTACTTCGGATTGCTCATCGTGAGGAAATGCGCGGGATTGATGGAGACGTACATCTTGAAGCCGATTTTCTTCGCGCTCAACTCGTCAGCGAACTGCGCGTAGAGCCTCTGGAAGTTACTGCCCGCCGTATCGTCCGAAACACCCAGCGCATCACAAATCGCTTTGAAAATGCGGCTCGGCTTCTTGTTGGGCGCGTAGGCTTTGGGCGCGATCTGCTTGATGTAACCGATGCGGCGTTCCCTTTCATCTTCGGTCTGATTGGGATTGGAGAAAAAGCAAATCGCTTCGCGGAGAACCTGCTTATTCGTGGGTAAGGCTATCGGGCCATACAAGACGGGGTCGAGAATCTGAGAAGCGAGTTCATAGATTCGGTCGTAATCGGGGTTGTGCGTTCTCGTGCCGTTGATGACCAGCGCGTCGATGCTGGCGTCCCACACGGGCGACTTGCTGAACAGTTCACGCAGTTCCTGTTTCGCGTAGGAGCTGTCACGGGCAAGAGTTCTGATGAACTCATCGCTCACATCGTCAAGCACCTCGGTCTTGGAGGTGTAGCGCCGGTAATCAGCAAGTGCCTGCCGGATATTGCTTTCCGCGCGGTCGATGATTTCCTGCATATCCATTTTCATTTGTCCTCCTCTAATTTTCCATCGAGAATATAATTTGCGAAAATCCAGTTGCGGCAGGTGCGCTGCGTTCGGGTGTAGAACCCTGCCGGATTGGGCTTGTAATCTTGGAAATGAATTTCCCTCGCATTTGTGATTCGCAGCCCGATTTTGTCATTGTTGATTTCAAGCGTCTCTCCCGGCGCGGGGATGAACGCGACGTGGACATTGTTCGCCCAGACGCTCCCTGCGCTTATCCCGCAGAGGTAGTACGCCAGAGCCTTGGGGTCTTCTTCGATGTCGATGCTCAGAAGCGCGTACTTTTTACAGCGGGTCGCGTGATAAACGCGATTGTCTTTTTTCGCATCGAAGCACTCGATGCAGCACTTGTCGATTCGCGCCCCATGAATCGCCCGAAGCCAGAAGAAGTTGTGGTATCGCTTGACTTCCAGATTCATGTGCATCATCAGGCGACCTCCACCTCCCCGGGGTTGAGGTCGAGCGTCATCTGAGGGTCCTCATCAGCCTTGAACGTCCACGTCATCTGCGCCTTGAACTCGCCGTCGCCCATGGTCTCGATGGTGCAGGACCAGCCCTCGCCCTCGACGACGACCTGCTCGTCGTCCCGCGCAGCCGCAGCGGCTTTCTCGCGGATGCTGTCGCCAGCCAGTGCGACCGCGTCGTTCGCACGAGCGACTTCGAGAGAGTGGAGCAGCCAGTAGGCAGCTTTCTCGAACGTGCGAATCATCCGGGTGGAGTAGAGAACGTCAGCCTGCGCGCGGCCCTTGCCGACCGTGATGTCGATGACGTTGTTCTTGCTCTCGAAATTGCCCTGACCCGGCTCGTGAACCTTCGTCCAGCGGCTCTGCTTGAAGCCGGTGGACTTTTTTGCTGCCGTGACGACGTTCGCCTCATACTCAGCCTTCTTGATGGCGGTCTTCTTGCCGTCCTCCACGCGGTAGTAGCGGGTCTTGCCATTCTTGTCCTGCTTCATGGTGTACTCTGTCATTTTGTTTGTCCTCCTGTTATGTATTGACCTGCCTCATCAGCACCGGGCGGTCATCTCCGGCGGACGCCCTTTCGGGCGTTTCGGCTCATCCGACTTGAAGTGTTTTGCTCAAATGCAGCTAACCATTGAGAAGGTTTGCATTACAAAAATAACCGCCGTTACCGCAGCGTTGGTAGCAGTCGCGTTGACTACTTCCTGCTGCGGTAACGGCGGCACGGACAAGCCTCTGCCGACACAGGTCAGCTATTCAAATCGGTTGGAAGTCTCCACAGTTGAGCTTTATTCCGCGGAGGAGCCTGTTCTTGTTTTTGATGGTGGCGACGAACCCTCAACAGAGGAGAGAGAGCTGCCAGAGGACGAAGAAATCCTCATCATTCGGTACTCGATGGAGGACGTTGAGGCGATGGCGCTCACGCTTGCCGGTGAGTGCTACGACGATAAGCCGGAAGACAAACGGCTGGTGTGCGAGGTCATCCTGAACCGTGTCAGCGATGGTCGCTTCGGAGATACGCCCTATGAGGTATGCTCCGCGCCTTATCAGTTCAGCGGTTACGAGTACCAAAGCCGCTCTGTTACCGAGAATGACTATGAAGTCGTATATCAGGCTCTCAAAGACTGGCACGACAACGAATACCAAGCCTTGTCGGAATGGCTTTATTTCTCGGCAGGCGACAATCACGAGAACGTATTCCGAAAGGAATATTAAATAATCAATTTCTAAGGAGGACAAACAAATGCTTGAAGTCAAAGTCACAATCGTAGCCCCTGAACTGTCGGGAGCCATCAACAATCTGGCTGCTGCTATCGGAGGCAAAGCCACGCAGAGCGCCCCCGTAGCACAGCAGATGCCTACCCCCGCGCCCACCGCGCCCGTTACTCCGCAGATGCCCGCCCCCGCACCACAGATGCCGACGCCGATGGCAGCTCCCACCCCCGTGACCAACGCGCCCACGAACTATCCCACCCCCAACGTTCCGCTCGCTCCGCCCCCTCAGTACACGGTTGACCAAATCATGGCTGCGGGTGCGACCCTGATGGATGCCGGCAAGGTGAACGAGCTGATGAACCTGCTGCACTCTTTCGGCGTTCAGGCAGTCATGGACTTGAAGCCGGAACAGCTCGGCGCGTTCGCTACGGCGATGAGAGAGCTGGGTGCGAAGATATGAGCGACCACGCATTGCTTTCCCCGTCCAGCGCTTACAGATGGCTGAACTGCCCTCTTGCGCCTCGGCTCGAAGCGCAGCTTCCTGAGAAGCCGAGTGTTTACGCGAGGGAAGGCACGATTGCCCACAGCGTCTGCGAGATTGCCGCCAAGAAGAAGTTCAAGAAGGTCAAGGCGGCTGAGTACAACAAAGTCATTAAGAAGCTGAAAGCCGATGACCAGTGGAACGATGAAATGCTCCACACAGCAGAGCGTCACGTCGAGCATCTGTCTGAGAGGGCGATGAGCTTTGAGAATGAGCCGTATATCGCTTTCGAGGTCAAGGTGGACATCGCAGACTATGTTCCCGAAGCGTTCGGCAGATGCGACTGCGTGATGTTCGGCGGCAATACGCTCATCATCACGGATTACAAGCACGGCAAGGGAGTTCCGGTCTCACCGGAGATGAATCCGCAGCTCATGCTGTATGCTCTCGGCGCTCTGAAGCTGTATCAGCCGTTGTTTGGCGCGGCGCTGAAAAAGGTCGCCATCTACATCGACCAGCCTCGGCTCAGTTCCTACGAAGGCTGGGAGTGCAGTACGACCGACCTGCTTGACTGGGGCGAAAGCGTCAAGCCGAAGGCGCAGATGGCGTTCATGGGCTTCGGCGAGTATCACGCCGGTGACTGGTGTCGCTTCTGCCGCGCGAATGGCATCTGCAAGGCACAGGCTGAACAGCAGTCCAGCGCGTTTGATGACTTCGCCGGGGCGGCTGGGATGACAAATCCCGCGCTGCTTTCACCGGCAGAAATCAGCGCCGTTCTTGGGCGTGGGCAGACCCTTGTGGCATGGTTCGAGGCCGTCAAGGAAAAGGCACTCGAAGAAGCGCTCAATGGCACGAAAATCCCCGGCTACAAGGTCGTGGAAGGCCGCAGCGCCCGCATTTGGACGAATCAGGACGCTGCATTGGAGAAGCTGCAAGCCTCCGGCATCGACCGCGCAGTCATCTACGACAGCGTCCCCAAAACGCTGGCGCAGCTTGAAAAGCTGCTCGGTACGGCGAAGTTCAAAGAGCTTGTCGGCGATTTCGTCACGAAGCCGCAGGGCAAGCCGGCATTGGCAATGGAATCCGATTCCCGCAAAGAGTTCAACAGCGCAGCCGCAGATTTTGCGGGTGTAGCAAACTAAAAATCTAAGGAGGACAAATCTATGTATAACAATGTTCCTACGAAAGTTTTGACCGGCGAAGTTCGCCTGTCCTATGTCAACCTCGTTGCTCCCAGAGTGAACAACAACGACCCCACCGCAACACCGAAGTATTCCGTGACGCTGCTCATTCCCAAGAGTGACGCTGCGGTCAAGCAGAACATCGACGCCAGCATCGAAGCCGCTGCTGCCGACGCGCAGGGCAAGATTTGGAACGGCGTTCGCCCGCCCGTCATGCCCGTTCCCATCCATGACGGCGACGGCGTTCGTGAGAACGGTACGCCCTACGGTCCTGAGTGCAAGGGCTGCTGGGTCATCACGGCGAGTTCCAAGAACAAGCCGCAGGTCGTTCATCAGAGCGACATCAACACCGAGCTGCTGCCGCAGGACATCTACAGCGGTATGTACGCTCGTGTGACTATCAACTTCTTCGGTTACAGCCGCGCCGGTAAGAAGGGCGTGGGCTGCGGTCTTGGCAATGTGATGAAGACCCGCGATGGCGAGGCTCTTGCCGGCGGCGCTTCTGCCGCTGCCGACTTTGCTGGCATCGGTCAGGAAGTTGGCGCTCCCGCTACGCCTGCCTACGGCGGCGCGATGCCCGCTACGCAGGGTCAGATGGGCTACCCCAACACCGGCTTCGCAGCCCCCGATACAGCTCCGTGGGGCGCTCCTGCGGGTCCCGCATACGGTCAGCCGCAGAGCAATCCCAATCCGATGGGCGTTCAGCCCGGAGCCATCAATCCTCTCACCGGCCAGCCGTACTACGGATAACGCGAAGAAGGCGCACGGCTGCGATACGGGCAGTCGTGCGCCTTTGCTCTAAGGAGGACAATTATGTATGAGGAAAAGACCTTTACGGTCAAACACCCGACGGGCTACCTCGAAATAAATGTCGGGCGGTTCTTCGGAACTACAAACAAGCCTCAGATAAGCAAGCTGCTTCGACTGGCGAAAAAGCACTGCTCCGAGGAGCAGCGCAAGCAGCTCATCGAGCGTCTCCGCTTTGAACGCAATTACCGCCGCAACGTGCTGGAAACGTTAGCTGCTTTGGAGGAACGGAGGCGAGAGCTTTTGAATGACTTGCCTCTTGCGGTATCGCAGGCAGATCTCGGTCCTGAAAAAGCTCTAAAGCGGCAGATTACGAAGCTGGACGCCGCTATCGACGTCGTGAAGGAAGCGAGGTGGAATCCTTGATGCCACATCACCTCTCAATCGACCTTGAAACCTACAGCAGCGTTCCCATCGCAAAAGCGGGTGCGTACAAGTATGTGCAAAGCCCTGACTTCGAGATACTGCTTTTCGCATATAGCGTCGATGGCAGTCCGGTTGAAATCGTGGATTTGGCGCAGGGCGAGATTCTTCCTGACTGGCTCTACGAAGCGGTAAAAAGCCCCGATTTCATCAAACACGCCTATAATGCGGCGTTCGAGTGGTACTGCCTGTCCAAGTTCTATGGCTTCCTTTTGCCGGTTGACCAGTGGCGAGATACGATGCTGCACGGCTTATACTGCGGCTACACCGCCGGTCTGGACGCCACCGGCAAGGCACTCGGCTTGCCTGCCGAAAAGCAGAAGCTGTCCGTGGGCAAGGCGCTCATCCGCTATTTCTGCGTCCCCTGCACTCCTACGCAGTCGAATGGCGGCAGGACGCGCAACTATCCGAAGCATGACCCCGACAAGTGGAACCTGTTCAAGACATACTGCTTGGGCGACGTCGTGACCGAAATGGAAATCGACCGCAGGCTCTCCAATTTCCCTGTGCCTGACGCCATTGAAAAGCAGTGGCAGACCGACCTGCTTATCAACGCCCGCGGCGTTGCAGTGGATATGGGACTGGTGCAGGGCGCGTTGGAAATCGACGCTGCGGCGCGTGACAGCTTGACAAAAGAGGCTATCGGAATCACCGGTCTTGACAACCCGAACAGCGTAAGCCAGCTCGCGAAATGGCTCGAACAGGCTACCGAGACATCCGTGACGGATTTGCGGAAGGACACGGTGGCGCAGATGCTGGAAAGCCAAGCCGTGACCGGCTCCGCGAACCGTGTGCTGGAAATCCGGCAGGAACTCGGCAAGACCAGCACCAAGAAATACAACGCCATCGAAGCTGCTGTCTGCGGCGATGGGCGTGTCCGTGGGCTGTTACAGTTCTACGGCGCGAACAGAACCGGCAGATGGGCGGGGCGTTTGGTGCAGGTGCAAAACCTGCCTCGAACCTACATCGAGCAGCTTGACCTTGCGAGGGGCGCTGTCCGCAACAAGCAGGGCGACAAGCTGCGCGTCCTGTTCGGTTCTGTGCCTGATACTCTGTCGCAGCTCATCCGAACCTCTTTCATCGCCTCGCCGGGGAACAAGCTGGTGGACGCTGATTTCAGCGCCATCGAAGCAAGAGTTATTTCATGGCTTGCCGGTGAACAGTGGCGGCTGGAAGTGTTCAGAACACACGGAAAAATCTACGAAGCGTCTGCCAGCCAGATGTTTGGTGTCCCCATTGAGAAAATCAAGAAGGGCAACCCCGAATACTCTCTGCGGCAGAAGGGCAAGGTCGCAGAACTCGCCCTCGGCTATCAGGGCAGCTCCGGCGCTCTGATTGCAATGGGCGCTCTGAAAATGGGCATCCCGGAGGAAGACCTGCCGGACATCGTGAGCCGCTGGCGTGAAGCCAACAAGCGCATCGTTGACCTGTGGTACTCCCTTGAAGGGGCGGCGGTGTCGGTCATTCAGACCGGCGCACCCGTGGGCGTAAGAGGCTTGGTGCTGGCGCGGGAGTTTGACATCGGGAACGGCTTGGACTTCCTGACGATTACCTTGCCGAGCCAGCGAAAGCTCTACTACGCGAAACCCGAACTCGGCGAGAACCAGTGGGGGCGTCCCTCGATTCTGTATCGGGGCGTGAATCAGACAACGAAGCAGTGGACGCAGCTTGAGACATACGGCGGCAAGCTCGTTGAGAACGTCGTTCAAGCCATTGCCAGAGACTGCCTCGCCATTGCCATAGAACATTTGGAGGAAGCCGGTTTCCACGTGGTGTTCCACGTCCACGACGAGGTCGTCATCGACTGCCCGGTTGAAAAAGCTGACCTCGACACCGTGGTGCGGCTTATGACGCAGCCTATTCCGTGGGCGCGGGATCTACCTCTGAACGCCGATGGATGGGTCGGTGATTACTTCCGAAAGGATTGATTCCATGGGTACGACTTATAGAAACTCCGAGGGCTACAGCGACCCCACGGTCGGTGAGGCGATGAGCAACATGGCGTTTGAAGCTCGGCAGAAGGAAGCCGAGAGAATCGCCGCCATCAGTCGGCTTATTCCGATTATGAAGCAGACCGCCGAGCTTGTTGGGTTCGAGGTCGTGGGTCGTATCACGCTGATGGATAAGGAAACCGGTAAGAAATACAAATGAACTACGGAAGGAGGTAGGAGCTGAAATGGTAAATGACCGCCAAATAACAATCACAGTTGGCAACAACCGAAAGAGTGTGAACTGGCAGCCGCAGACTATCATGCTGTCGGAGTTTTACGAGAAGCTCCGAATCCCCAGCCGTTCGACCGAAACGATGCAGGAGTACCTCGGTCTGAAAAAGTCCGAGCAGGATGACCGCAAGGACATCGGCGGCTTCGTCGCTGGCAGCCTGTCCGGTCCTCGCCGTAAGGCGGGGGCTGTGACAGGGCGCGACATCATCACGCTCGACTTCGACACGATACCGCCGGGAGGCACAGAGGAAATCCACAAGCGTGTCGAGGCACTCGGCTGTGGGTATTGCATTTACTCTACACGAAAGCACGCCCCAGCGAATCCCAGACTGCGTATTCTGCTGCCCCTCGACCGAACGGTCACGGCTGACGAATACGAGCCGATTGCCCGCTACATGGCGACGTGTATCGGCATCGAGTTTGCAGACCCCACTACCTTTGAGGCAACGCGGCTGATGTACTGGCCGAGCTGCTGCAAGGACAGTGAATATATCTTCTACTTCGGCGACAAGCCGATGCTGTCCGCAGACGGTCTGCTGGCGGCGATGAACGAGCGTTTCGGTGACTGGCGGGACGTCTCGAAGTGGCCGCAGGTTCCCGGAGCAGATAACGCCTACAAGAAGATGGCGATGAAG